TCTCTTGGTATGCTTTCCACAGAGAAGGAGATCACCGACGCACTCAACGACAAACAAGTTCGTGATATGACTAAATCACAACTTATCAAAGGTGCGTTCAGGATGTTGACACTGAAACTGGGGCAGGCTAACATTCCAATGATTGTTACTAACCATACCTACGATGTCATCGGTGCATACGTTCCAACCAAAGAGATGGGTGGCGGTTCTGGTCTTAAGTATGCGGCGTCCACGATTATTCATCTTACTAAGAAAAAGGAAAAAGATGGAACAGAAATCGTTGGAAACCTTATCAAGGCAAAGACTGCTAAGTCGCGTTTAAGCAAGGAGAATCAGGATGTTACGGTGCGTCTTTATTACGATGAGCGTGGTCTTGATCGATATTATGGTCTTCTTGAACTCGGTGAGATTGGCGGACTTTGGAAGAACGTTGCTGGTCGATATGAAATGACAGTTGACGGGGAGAAGAAAAAGGTATATGCTAAGGCGATCCTTAAAGACCCAGAGACCTACTTCACTCCAGAGGTGATGGAACAACTAGACGAAATTGCAAAGAATGAATTCTCCTATGGATAGAGTTGAAACTACAATCCTCCGTAATCTGGTTCATGATGAAGACTATCTCCGTAAGGTAGTCCCCTTCATTGAACCAGATTATTTTTCTGATCGGTCTGATCGACTGGTGTTTGAAGGTATTGCAGAATTTATCGTAAAGTATGACAAACCTGCAACTCAAGAAATTCTATCCATTGAACTAGAGAACAACACCAGTGTAACTGAAGAAGAATATAAACAGATATGTCAACTAATCACTGACCTGTCTCCCGCACCAGTCAATATTGATTGGTTGATGGACACTACTGAGAAGTGGTGTCGCGACAAGGCCATTTACCTTGCACTTATGGAGTCCATCAAGATTGCTGATGGACAACATGAAAAGAAGGGACGCGATGCGATTCCAAGTATCTTAAGTGATGCTCTCGCTGTCTCCTTTGACAATCACATTGGACACGACTACTTAAACGACTTTCAAGAACGCTATGAGGCTTACCACCGCAAAGAGGATCGCATCCCGTTTGATCTGGAATATTTCAACAAAATCACCAAAGGTGGTCTCCCTAACAAAACTCTCAATATCGCACTCGCTGGTACGGGTGTCGGGAAGTCTCTATTCATGTGCCATATGGCTAGCTCCGTCTTGCTCCAAGGACGGAACGTTCTGTACATTACAGCTGAAATGGCAGAGGAAAAGATTGCTGAACGAATTGACGCAAACCTTCTGAATGTAAATGTTCAGGAACTCACAGATTTGCCCAAGGTGATGTTTGAGAACAAGGTAAATAACCTTGCTAAGAAGACTCAAGGTCAACTTATCATTAAAGAGTATCCCACAGCATCGGCCCATGTTGGACATTTTCGGTCTCTTCTCAACGAGCTTGCACTTAAAAAGTCTTTCAAGCCTGATATTATATTCGTGGATTATCTTAATATTTGTGCCTCATCGCGTTACAAAGGGGCTGCCAATATTAATTCCTATACTCTTGTTAAGTCAATTGCAGAGGAACTTAGAGGGTTGGCTTGCGAAGCCCAGGTCCCTATCGTATCTGCCACCCAGACCACTCGTTCTGGTTATGGTAGCTCTGATGTTGAGCTTACTGATACTAGCGAGTCCTTTGGTCTCCCTGCTACTGCTGATCTTATGTTTGCCCTTATTTCAACGGAAGAGTTGGAACAATTGGGACAGATTATGGTGAAACAGTTGAAGAATCGATACAACGATTTGTCTGTCAACAAACGATTCATTGTTGGTATTGATCGTGCCAAGATGCGTCTGTATGATTGCGAACAGACCGCACAAGATGACATTCTTGACTCTGGTCAAGAATCGGGTTATGATGAACCCGAATCCAAATTCAAAAGTAAATTCGCGGAGTTGAAGTTTTGAGTACCGTAGACACTGAAAAATACAAAGAGTTTGTCAATGCCGTTACCTCACAAGAAAGTAAAGAAGAAAGTGTATTCTTTGAGCGTCTTGAGTACCTCAAAAACAAAGACTT